GGTTTGGGAGAAGGCTCTGCATTACCTGTTGGTGTGCCTGTTCCATGGCCTTCAGCCACACCGCCAACAGGCTGGCTGAAATGCAACGGTGCGGCATTTTCTGCTGAAGAATACCCGGAACTGGCAAAGGCTTATCCAACAAATAAATTACCTGATTTACGCGGTGAGTTTATTCGTGGCTGGGATGACGGGCGCGGTATTGATGCAGGACGTGTTTTATTGAGTATTCAGGCCGGAATGCTGGAAAAGCACCGTCATTTTGTTGTAGCTAACGATGGGCATGATTCAAAAGAGGAATGGGAGCTGGCAACAATCTTCCGAAATACATATACACAGGGCAAGGGGCTGGATGCTACCAGTGCAGGCGGAACTCTGATTCCATCACCGAAACTTCATTCACGAGGGAGTATTGGTAATACTGGCGGGAGTGAAACCCGTCCACGAAATATTGCATTTAACTTTATCGTGAGGGCTGCATAATGGATAATGCCGTATTAAATAGCGAGCTTATTACCACGAAGCCGGGGAATATTACCGTCTATAACTATGATGGTGAGACGCGGGAATATATTTCTGCATCAACTGAATATCTTGCAGTGGGTGTCGGTATTCCAGCATATTCCTGTTTAGACGCTCCTGGTACATCTAAGGCTGGTTATACAATTTACCGTTCTGTGGATTTAAAATCATGGGAATATGTGTCAGACCATCGCGGTGAAATCGTCTATAACACCGAAACGGGAGATGCCAAAGAAATCACAGCACTAGGCGACTATCCCGAAAATACAACCACTATCGCCCCGTTAACGCCATACGATAAATGGGATGGTGAAAAATGGGTGACAGATACTGAGGCACAACACGGTGCCGCAGTAGACGCGGCAGAAGCACAGCGCCAGTCACTGATTGATGCAGCAATGGCTTCCATCAGTCTGATTCAACTGAAATTGCAGGCCGGACGTAAACTGACGCAGGCAGAAACAACCAGACTTAACGCTGTGCTGGATTACATTGACGCGGTGACGGCAACAGATACCAGCACCGCGCCGGATGTCATCTGGCCTGAACTGCCGGAGGCGTAGGCCATTCAATATCTGGTGCACTGGAGGTATCAACCAGCTCCAGTACATCCAGATAATCCAGCCACAAATTATATTGCGCCAGTTCGTCACCGTTCAGACGACCAATAGCGGCTTTACCAGGCCATTGCTTACTGTTCATGTATTCGTTGGCCTGGTTAATTAGTAGCTGTCTTTCTGATTCAGTAATTTCAATAAGCTCTTCATGCGTGGGTGGAGGAATATCTGCCCACGCAGGCAGCCCATCATCTCCGGCAATACGGATTTTTCCTTGTGGCGGTTCAGCCATAAACTCACTGATAATATTTTGATTCACCTCCTTTGCATCTGATAAATCCCATCCCTCTGATTTATATTTATCAATCATATCCACAGGGAAAAAAGCATTATGCCTTGCGCTATAAACATATTCGTTCATATAAATCACCCTGAATAAAATTACTCACCAACAGCCCACCAACTGTAATTCATCGATACTGTGGAACTGGTTGATGCAGTTCTGTAAGCAGAATTAAAACCGGTTAATGTTGGGCCTTCTGCGGTCATCACGAATCCCCGCCCAGCACCTAAAGGCGCACCACCATCACCAGAATGAGTAAGCATGGCGCAGTCCACTTTTTTAGGAAAAGGGATGCTGAATGTAATTCTCATTGTTTGCGTCGATAATGTCGGCGTAACCGCACCACGACCATATTGCAGGATTTTCCCGTTGGGTAATTTCATCCATCCATCACCACTGGCAAAAGAGGCCATGTCCGGTATCTGATTTTCCCCTGTCCCTACATCCCGTTTTGCCGCTTCTCCCAAACCAAGGTATGCGAGAAGACCAGCAACATCCTTTCCACTCAAATTAGTCAGCGTATTGTCCAGCGGTTGTTTACCTGCCAGTGCATTAAGCATTGTCGTGGCAAAGTTCGGGTCATTCCCCAGCGCCGCCGCCAGTTCGTTCAGTGTATCCAGTGCCGCAGGTGCAGAACCCACCATTGTCGCAATCGCCGATTTCACAAAAGCCGTAGTGGCAATCTGTGTATTGTTGACCGACTGCGCCGCCGTGGGGGCTGTTGGCGTTCCGGTGAGTGCCGGACTCGACAGCGGCGCTTTCAGTGCCAGCGCATTGTTAATGGTGGTACTGAATTTCGGATCATTGTTAATGGCTACGGCTATTTCTTTCAGCGTGTCCAGCGTGGCTGGCGCACCATTAATAAGAGCCGTCAATGCCTCCTGAACAAACGCGGTGGTCGCAACCTGCGTGGTGTTATTCCCCGCCGCTGGCGTTGGCGCTTTGGGTGTCCCGGTAAACGTAGGACTTTCTTTCTGTGCATACTGTGAATGCGGGTCCGGTGCGGCAAGATGTTTTGCCATCTGATCATCCGCGTACACCTTCAGCTCCAGTACCTTATCATCCACATACTTGCGGGTTGCCAGCACTACGGCAGGGTCGATTTTCAGGGTGATATTGTCCGTGCTGCTGGTAATCAACACCATACGCACGGTCTGGGTACGCCCGCTGCCTTCAGCCAGTTGCGGCTTATAGCTTTCCGGGCAGTTGCCCACGGCAATCAATGCCCCGGACTCATCAAACAGGCCCACTTCACGTATCCACCAACCACCCTCGTTTTCAGGGATCACCTGTTCAGCAATAATCTGGCTGCTGTTCTGCGGGTCGATATAGAGCATATTCAGCGCAGCCCGACGTTTCTCATTTACCAGTGCTGTCTGCTTTGCATCCGGCGTTGGTAATGTTCCGCCGCCATCGCCGACCGCCATATGGGTAATTTTTAAAGGCACACCGAGCGCGGCGGCGCTGGCAAGTTTCGCCGCGCCAATATCCGTCAGCAGGGTATAAAATTTTGTGCTCATGGATTCACTCTCATTGTGTCAATAATATGGACCGCCCCGCCTTCATGCGCGGTGCCGCCGGAAATAATTGTTTCGTTGATATACGGATAGATCGTGATTTCTTCGCCAAGATAGCTGGCGGCTCCCACCCAATGCGGGCCGCTGGTCTGCAGGTTGATGGACATGCCGATCATGTGACGACTACATGGTTTGGCATCGCTTATCAGTCGCTCAAGTTCCAGATGGGTATCTTCAGTGATGCCCTGGTCCTGCACGCCGATATCCAGGCGAAACGTGCCCGGTGTCTCTCCGGTCTGCCACCACTCAATAATGCGGATCAGAAAGCCGAACGGCTCCACCACCCGCCGCACGGCACTGGTGGTCCCTTTATGCTGATGAATATAAAAAGCATCCTTCACCACCTGGCGCTTGACGCTTTCTGTCCAGCCCTCGTCCCAGCGATCCACAGAGAACGCCCAGGCGAGATAAGGCAGGAAACTGACCGGACAGGTTGCCGGATTCCACAAGTCACGCAGTGACACCTGCAGATCAGAAATCCCGCTGCAGGTTTGCGCCAGTCGGCGCTCCAGTGGCGTTGAACCCGGTGGCAGCAGACTATTCATCCGTTCCCCCGTTGGTCACGCTCCACTGCATACATGATGCCGCCTGCGTTTTGTTCAGGACCACGTCCGCCTGCGGGGAAGCCAGTTCCACACGCTGAACACCCTCAACATGCAGCGCGGCAAAAATGGCGCTACGGCGAATATCCCGACCAAGCCGCGTCTGACTGGCAATGTACCTCTGCAGGCTGGCTTTTGCCGCTGCCATTACCGGCTCTGCTTCCGGTCCCGGATAGAGAAAAATGGTGGCTTCCACGCGGTACGGGATGATTTCCGCGCTGCGAACCGTCAGACGGTCAGCCACCGGGCGGACATTCTCACTGTTCAGTGCTTTCTCCACCACATCCAGCAGGTTTTTTTCTGCTGTTCCGTCGCCTTCGCGGCTAAGGACTGTCAGCACCACCTCTGCAGGTGCCGGACTGGTTGCACTGGCATCCGCCACCCGACCGTCGGCGCTTCGGGCATGAAATTCATAAGCGGCAGTTGGTCCCGCAACTGAAAGCCCCTCAAAGGCTGCTGGCACACGCAGGCGTAACGCTTCATCGCTTTCCATCACTGCTGCAACGGGCGGCACAGCGTCATTATCAGCAGGCGTCACCGTCAGGCGTTTCACGTTGTAGTTGGCAGCGATCTGGTCAAGATCGCCGCCCATCGCGTAAGCCACCATCACAGCCTGCGCGGCTTCGTTAATGCGCTGGCGCAGAAGCAACTCACGGTAAGCGTTCTCCTGCAGCAATTTGGTGACGGGTTCAGATTCCAGTTCCAGCGTGCGGATCACTGCTTCCTGCTCATCTTTCGGATGAAGCGCAACAAATTCGGCCTTGCGTTCGGCAAGCAGCGTCTCAAAGTCCGGCACATCCACAATCTGCGGCGCAGGCAACTGCGAAAGGTCAATCACTGCCATTCTCTGCTCCTGTTGATACGGAAAGGGAAACAGGCACACCGTTATTACGCCGCCCGCTCAGCGCCACCACCATTGAACCGTCAAAATTGCTGTTGATGGTGATGGAATCCAGCGTCAGCCGTGGCTCCCAGCGACTCAGCGCCACATACACTGCCGACATGATCTGCAGGCGTAATGCCGGATTTTGTGGCTGGTCTATCAGTGTCGACAGCAGGGAACCATATTCACGACGGGCAATGCGGCTACCCTGCGGTGTCAGTAGAATGTCCCGCACCGACTGACGCAGATGGTCAATATCAGTAATGACTTTGCCGCTGGTATTGTTCATCCCACTATAAAGCGTCATACCGGGCCTCCGGTTGTATCGCCGCCTTTCAGGACGCCAGTATGCTGATGCGCATCAACCACGATCCCGTTAGAACTCATCGCTCCGCCGCCCTGGGTAACGCCACCATTGATCACCACTTCGCTGTTAATGCGCGTGCGGTCAACCTCCAGTACAAACTCACTGGTTTTCATGGTGATGTTGTCAGCGGCCTCAATGACCATTGATTTGATGCCCCTGACATACCAGCGCCCGGTGGCGGGTTCGTATTCAAACCAGCCACCGTCAGGATGTTCTGTCACGCAGGCGTCCGCCGACGTCGACGGTGGCGCGAACTGATTCGAATAGATGGCGGGCAGCGCAAAGGCGGTTTCCAGATTGCCGCCCAGACTCAGCAGCACCACCTGCTCACCTTCCGATGGTCGCCACCATGTGCGGGCATTCCCGGCACGCAGCGTCAGCCAGCTGATCCAGTTGGTTTCAAGCTCGCCCGTTTTCACCCTGCAAAGCCAGTTTTCCCTGTCCACTTCGGTGACTACCCCAGTGCGGATTAGGTTGGTGATAAGGCGCATGATTTCGGTTAATTGTGCGTTCATAGGGAAAGGTTGCCATCAGGGGAAGAAAGGCGGCAGTGCTGCAACTTGTATCAGTGCTGATACAAAGATCACCCCGCCAGCCATTGCAGAATCATGTCGCGGGTCATTGCCTCAACATCATCATTTACACCCAGCAGGCGGCGCTCTGCGTAACGGACCTCCGGTCCTTTGCGACTGACGCGATCACGCAGGCCGTAATGGTGAACACGGGCAATACGCTGCACCTTGCCTTCAAACTGTACGCTGGCAGAGTCGGCGCTGGCGGCAGTTTTCAGGTATTTTGTGGTGCGCAGCTTTGCAAACATCTGACGTTTGATGCGGCCTTTTTTGCTGCGTGCTGTTACCCTGCGCGGTTCATAACTGCGGCCATCTGGATTGCGCTGCATCCTGATATTCTGCTGCTGTGTCCGGCGCAGTTCCTGCGCCAGCTGGCGCATCATGCGGCTTCTCGTGGCTGGTTCCAGATTCGCCAGCAAGGCACTCAGCCAGCCGTCCACCTTCTGCAGTTCAGCCACGTTTCACCGTCCACATTTCTTCAGGTTCATCGGGTTCTGCTACAGCTTCAACGCTCGACACACTGCCGTCAGTACTGACCAGCACACGTTCCGTCAGTTGCAGGTTAAGGCTGATATCACAGACATCGTTGCGCAAAATATCCACCTCAAAGGTGAATAGCTTTTCCCGTAACGCCGGGTTATTGATGGCATCGGGCTGGTTATCCCGAAGCCACAGTAAAACCGGGGCCATCAGCAGATTCTGGTCGCCGCTGAAATCCTCTATCACCACGTTCAGGGTATAGCGGTACTCCCATGACATGGAGCTGGCCCCCGTGGCAACCAGCGAACCGTTATCCACAAACAGATGCAGTTTGTCCGGGTTATTGCGGACATAAGGCACCGCTTTATTGAGGGCGTGGCGCAGGGATTGTGGTTTGTTCACTGTTTCGCTCCTGACACGCAATAATCATGTCCACTTTGTCTGCACAGACCGTCCAGGCGGCCTCCGTTTCATCCAGCAACGCGTTCAGGTCACCGTTAGTGCGCGGCGCTGCCTGCCCCAGCCGACACGGCGTCACTCGCGGACAACCACTGACGGTAAGCTGCACCTCCGGTGAGTGCCGGACGTTCCCGCAGCCGGATAATGTCAGCAGGCAAAGGAGTATCAGCCCAGCGGCGTAAATCCTCGTTCTCACGTTTCAGTTCCTCGATCCGGCGTTGTCGTTGTCTCAGCTGTGCGCTGGTCTGTTCTGCTTCGGCATAGAGCCGCGCCTGCTCCCGGTTATTGGTTTCAGTCAGAATGGACAGGCTGATAAGCTGGCTGTTGCTCTTTGCCAGTGCCTGGCTTTTGCTCTGCAGCTCGTCTGCCTGCGTGCTGATGGTCTGGCTGGCATCAGCCAGCCGCCACGTCTGCCAGCCCAGCGCCGCCAGTAATAACGCCAGCACAACCAGCAGCAACCGGTTCATGCTGCTACCTGTTGCGCCATCTGATTACGGGTGATCCAGAAGGCAATAACGGTCAGTAGATAAAAGACCAGGGTAATAGCCCACCCCGTCCAGGCGAGACTTACAACAATCAGCAATCGCATCACCCAACTGGTAAATACGTTTTCTTTTCGGGTAATTGTCTTCAGCAAAGATGCCCTTAACTCCTGCCAGAGCGGGCCATTCTTAATTAACGCAGCCAGTGCTACCGGAATTACCGCCCATGTCAGCAAACAGGCTACCCAAACGCCGGACGCTGCCAGTACCGGAAAAATCCCCTGCGGATACACCATTGCTGCGATTAACAGCGCCATCCATAACATCAGAAACAGTCCGCTGATTAATTTCTTTTTCATTTCAGTTTGCTCCCTGTAAACACCAGGCCATCTCCCGCGCACGGCGGTTATCCAGCCCCTGATTAAAAACACCTTTCACATAAACCCAGCGCGGCAACTGTCGGCACGCATCTGCCCAGCGCCGCTGATTGAGTAATTTCACCAGCGTGGAACTGCAGGCATTGCCCGTTCCCACGTTGAAGGCAAACGACACCGCAGCGTCATACACCTTCTGCGGCGGCTGTTGCTTCACACACCTTTCCAGCGCCCGCTCGACACGCAGCACGTTGGAGATCAGCCCTTCTGCTGCCTGTCGCTCCGTAATGGTTTTGCCGGGAATGACGCCTGACGTATTACCAATGCCGTCGGTCCAAACACCCGCGCTGCACTGATACGGCTGCAGACGACAACCTTCGTAATCGGCAATCAGTTTCAGCCCCTCCACGGAGGTGTGAAGCTGCTGAAAACCCGGCAGCGTGGCAGCAATAGCCAGCACGGCCCCGACAAGGCAGCGTTTAACGATTGATGGATTCATAGTCCTCCCGCGAGATCTGCCCGTCGCGCAGAAGCTGGTAGGCTTTGTGTTTGTAGTACCAGTTGATAGCCAGCATCAGCACACCAATCATCAGGCCGCCCAGCGTTGAGGCATCCTTGATGGACAAATCGCCCAGCCAGGCCAGCACGACGGCGATGCAATACGTGATAAAGGCGCTGATTCGCTCAAGCGTCATAATTCAGTCCCATAGCTGGACGGTCTGCACGGTGGTGGTGGTCGGAATGTCCGGCAGCTCCACCTGCAGCCCGTGAGGTAAAAAGGGGCCGTATTCGGCAAGCCCCGGATTTGCCTTCAGTACCTGCTCCGTGACACCCTGCGTGCGCCCGTAATGACGCCAGCAAAGCGCGTCCACCGTGTCATACTGATGCGCACGTACTTTCATCAGATAAGCTCCACTGTGCAGTGCGGCGCATCCTGCACCCGGCTGATGGCCCAGCGGGCGTCACGCCACAAATCACCGCTGGCTTCTGCCAGTTCTTCGCCTCGCTTCACACCGGATGCCGTGGCGTCATAGTCCTGGTATCGTTCGTTGAGCATGGCGCGTGCCCAGCAGTAAACCGCGTTGAAATAGTGCTGAATGCGCTCACTTTTGCCGTCCAGCTGCTCCGCCGGAACCTCTGCCAGCGAGGCATATCCCAGCATCTGCTGGCGTCTGCGAAACTCATACAGCTCTGCGTTGACCTCCGAAATTGCCGACAGCGCAACCTGCTTTAAACGCGGCTGCGTCACCGTGCCGTCAGTGCGCATGACACTGCGAAACTCCGACAGGTCCACATCAGGCCAGAACGGCGTGTTTCTGATGATTTCCGCCTGTTCCGGTGCCTGTTCTGGCGCAACAAACTTCATGCTGCTTTCTCCTGAAATAGAGGGCGGTGGACGGGGTTTTGATGTGGCAGTACCTTTCGCCACCCCGTGCCGCCCGTGCGCGGGGGCACGTTCTGTCAGCGGCTGTCATTGCGCAGTCTGCGCTCCAGCTGCTGTTTGTCTTTTTTCACGCCACAGCGGGGATCGAGCTGTAACGCATGGTTGAGATGATTAAGGGCGGAAGCCGGGTTGCTTTCACTCAGGACAGCGCCAATCGCTTTATGCAGACGCGCCCGTGACTGGTCCGGCATATCCAGACCGTCTGTCAGCTCCAGCGTCTGCAGCAACAGATCGGCATCAAAGCCGGTGGCGGCAAGCATTGCGCTCTGCGCCGCATCTGCCATTTCCTCTGCCAGCACGGTCTGCACGTTGCGGTTACCCAGCGGCATCACCCAGCCATGACGCAGGGCATGACGCCCGATCTCCAGCGCCCCGGCATAATCTCCGGCATCAATGCGCCACAGCATCACGTACATCAGCACGTCATCCTGTTGCGCGCCTCCGCCAGCCAGGACACCCTCTGCCCAGGCGGCGTATTTCGGCAGCAGTTCCACCTTGATTTCCGCTTTTTTGACCGTGGACTGAACGCCCTTGAGACGGCGGCGGTCTTCCGCCAGTTGCAGCAGCATCAGGTCATAGCCCGACGCGTGGCGAACGCTGCCGCCCTCACGGGCGGCCTGTTCAGCCTGAACGCGCAGGCGATGCTGCCGTGCGGGACTCAGGCTCATGGGTTACGCTCCGGCTTCTGCTGCGGCGGCGCTGAAATCGCCAATCTGGATGTTTTCCACCAGTGCAGCGCAGCGGTAGTCCTCAACCACATAGGCTTCGTTAACAGATTCAAAGTTTTCAATCCGGTCACGTTTCGGGTTGTCGATAACTGAACGGCGGCGGGTGTCTTCCTGCCAGTAGATGGACAGGTTATCCAGACGGGTGATCAGCAGCGCATTCGGCGGGAAGAACGGCGCACGCACGGCCTGCAGACCGCCCATGCGTTTCTGACTGATAATCATATCGGCTGCCAGTTTTTCACTGTTTTCCTGCTCTTTGTTGACCAGCGGGAAATACTTGTCAGACAGCAGTTCACGACCGCAAATCACCACCAGATCGTCATCATCCTGGTAGACCACGTCGATAAGCTCATTGACCGCATCCATCACTACAGCGTCCAGGTTGGCATATTCGCCACCTTTCCCGACTTTCACCGCACCCGGTGTGGTTTCGCCGCCCGTGGTGGTGCTGCCCATGACGTGATCCGGTGCATCCTCACGGATTTTCTGCAGCCAGCCTTTGTTCACATCCTGCAGCAGCGGGTTTTCACTACGGTTGGAGGTTTTCGCACGCTTCACGCCGTTAAAGCCGATCATGATGCGGTCCAGAGCCTGACGTTTCACGATGGCGTCACGGATACGCACCTGGAAATCCTGAAACTTCGCCCACAGGTCCAGCTTCGCGTAGGTCAGCACCGTGTCAAAGTTGGTCTGCTCGCATTTATATTCCACATCGACCATCAGCGTCGGATCGACAGGTTCACGCTCTTTCGCGGTGGTGTCAGTGGTTCCGGCAATGGTGCTGCCAACACCCAGCCCCAGCAGCTGACCGGACTGCTCAGTCACTGGCGTGACGTTAATCAGCGTCAGGAAGGCGGCGGACTGCTGGATCTGGTCTTCCAGCGTCTGCTGCACAGACGGCTCCACAGTGAATTTGCTGGAGAGTTCTTCAACTGCCACACCGTTCAGACGCGCCAGCTGCTGCAGGTAAGCGTTAAAAGCAAAGCGGGTATTCTTCTTCATCGGGTTTTGTGCTCCATCAGCAATTGGTCAGAGTGTCAGCGGGGGCGTTACCGCCTGTTGCACGCTGGCGGTAGTCCTGGCGGCTGTCTTCATGACTCAGCTTGTCCACCAGTTCGTTAAAGGCGGTCTGCTGTGCCTGCAGGGCAGTCTCCAGCTCAGACAGGCGTTCTTCCTGCTCAGACAGGGATTTTTCGGTGCGTGCGCTCAGGTTCTGCTGCTCAGTGGCGACCAGCTCCACGGCCTTATGCACATCAGAGAACCGGGCGTCATCGGACTGCTCTTTTTTGGTAAACAGCGCCGTGACACGGGCAAACAGGGACGGTTTGTCGTCCTGGACTTCTTCCAGTTCGATCACCGTTTCCTCTGCAGCGGTAAAAAGATTGGCGGGATTCTGCTTGCGGTTTGCCAGCGGGTTATGGGCTGCACTGGCGCTGAATGTCAGCATTTCCGTACCCAGACTGGCGGGATCATCAGTGGCAGCCAGGCCGACCAGATAGGCTTTGCCCGTATCAGCGAACTTCGGGCTGACTTCCATAGAGGTGAATAATTTCTGGCCTTTTTTCACCAGTTCCACCAGGGACTCCGTTGGCTCAACGTCGGCATACAGCGCCATCTTGCCTGCCAGCGGACCTTCCGTGATTTCTTCAGCAAACAGCGCCGTCACCTTGCCGTAGCGGTTAAAGGTGCTGTCCGGCAGATAAGACTTGATGTGCTCAAGGTTAATCAGCGCGGTATACACCGCCGGGTTGTAGCTGGCTGCCATCTGTTCCAGCCATTCACGCTGGATTTCGCGTCCGTCGGTGGTGGCACCTTCCACCCCGATGCGAAAACGCTTTGCTTTCACTGTCATGAGCCGTGCTCCGTTAGAAAAAACTTACTGGAGCCTTATGGTTGCGGTGATAGGGGCAGTGAAACAATGCGCGGTATTTGTACCGACAACCACACAAACCGCAGGCGGGGAAAGCCTTCATTCAAGGCTGTAGGTTTGTGCCATGAACACCACACTGACACCCGCAGATCTCGATCCCCGTCGGCAGGCCATGCTGCTGTACTTTCAGGGATACCGCGTCGCCCGCATTGCTGAAATGCTGGGCGAGAAAGTTGCAACCGTTCACAGCTGGAAAAAACGCGACAAGTGGGGTGACTATGGGCCGCTGGATCAGATGCAGCTCACCACCGCCGCACGCTACTGCCAGCTCATTATGAAGGAGCACAAAGAAGGGAAAGATTTCAAAGAGATTGACCTGCTGGCGCGCCAGTCGGAGCGCCACGCGCGGATCGGCAAGTTTAACAATGGCGGCAACGAAGCCGACTTAAACCCTAACGTCGCCAACCGCAACAAAGGCCCACGCCGTCAGCCTGAAAAGAATGTTTTCACCGATGAACAGATTGAGAAGCTGGAAGAAATTTTCCATTCCTCCATGTTCAACTACCAGCGCCACTGGTGGGAAGCCGGAAAAACCAACCGCATCCGCAACCTGCTGAAGTCACGCCAGATCGGCGCGACCTTCTATTTTGCCCGTGAAGCCCTGATTGACGCTCTGCTGACCGGACGTAACCAGATTTTCCTTTCCGCAAGCAAGGCACAGGCCCACGTCTTTAAGCAGTACATCATCGACTTCGCCAAAGAAGTGGAGGTGGAGCTGAAAGGCGATCCGATGGTGCTTCCTAACGGGGCCACGCTTTACTTCCTCGGCACCAATGCCCGCACGGCCCAGAGTTATCACGGCAACCTGTATCTGGATGAATATTTCTGGATACCAAAATTCCAGGAGCTGCGCAAAGTGGCTTCCGGTATGGCTATTCACAAGAAATGGCGGCAGACCTATTTTTCCACGCCATCCAGCCTGACACACAGTGCTTATCCGTTCTGGTCCGGTGCGCTGTTCAACCGTGGGCGCAACAAAGCCGACAAGGTGGACATCGACCTGTCCCACAGCAATCTGGCCCCCGGCCTGCTGTGCGCAGACGGGCAATACCGCCAGATAGTCACCGTGGAGGATGCGGTGCGCGGCGGCTGTAACCTGTTCGATCTCGACCAGTTGCGCATGGAGTACAGCCCGGACGAATACCAGAACCTGCTGATGTGTGAGTTCGTGGATGATCTCGCGTCCGTGTTCCCGCTCAGCGAGCTGCAGGCATGCATGGTGGACAGCTGGGAAGTCTGGACCGACTTTCATGCACTGGCCCTGCGCCCATTTGGCTGGCGCGAAGTGTGGATCGGTTATGACCCGGCTAAAGGTACGCAGAACGGCGACAGCGCCGGATGCGTGGTGGTGGCACCGCCAGCCGTGCCAGGCGGTAAGTTTCGCATTCTTGAGCGTCACCAGTGGCGCGGGATGGACTTCCGCGCCCAGGCTGACGCCATCAAAAAACTGACCGAACAGTACAACGTGACCTATATCGGTATCGACTCGACCGGCGTTGGTCACGGGGTTTATGAGAACGTGAAAGCGTTCTTTCCTGCCGTCCGGGAGTTTGTCTACAACCCCACCGTTAAAAACGCCCTGGTACTCAAGGCCTACGACATTATCAGCCACCGCCGCCTGGAGTTTGACGCCGGACACACCGACATAGCGCAGTCCTTTATGGCAATCCGTCGCGCCACCACCGCCAGTGGCAACCGCCCGACCTATGAAGCCAGCCGCAGCGAAGAAGCCAGTCACGCCGATCTGGCCTGGGCAACGATGCATGCACTGTTTAATGAACCGCTGCAGGGCGAGTCCGCCAATACCAGCAATATTGTGGAGATTTTTTGATGGGAAAGAGTAAGAAAAACCGCACTGCGGCGACGAATCAGATCCAGCATAAAAACCAAACTTCAGCCGAAGCATTCAGCTTCGGCGATCCCGTTCCTGTTCTGGACCGCCGAGAATTACTGGACTATGTGGAATGCGTACAGATGGACCGTTGGTATGAGCCGCCCGTCAGCTTTGACGGACTGGCGCGCACCTTCCGCGCTGCCGTGCATCACAGTTCCCCGATTGCAGTAAAGTGCAACATTCTGACCAGTACCTATATCCCTCATCCTCTGCTCAGCCAGCAGGCTTTTTCGCGTTTTGTGCAGGACTATCTGGTATTTGGCAACGCCTATCTGGAGAAACGCACGAACCGCTTCGGTGAAGTGATCGCCCTTGAACCTGCGCTGGCAAAATACACCCGACGCGGATTAGACCTGGATACCTACTGGTTTGTGCAATACGGTATGACAACCCAGCCGTATCAGTTCACGAAAGGCAGTATTTTTCATCTGATGGAACCGGACATCAACCAGGAGATCTACGGCCTGCCCGGTTATCTTTCTGCCATTCCGTCAGCCCTGCTCAACGAGTCCGCCACGTTGTTCCGCCGTAAGTATTACATCAACGGCAGCCATGCAGGCTTCATCATGTACATGACCGATGCCGCGCAGAATCAGGAGGACGTGAACAACCTCCGCAACGCGATGAAAAGCGCCAAAGGACCGGGTAACTTCCGCAACCTGTTTATGTACTCGCCTAACGGCAAAAAGGACGGGCTTCAGATTATCCCGTTGTCAGAGGTCGCGGCGAAGGATGAGTTTCTGAATATCAAAAATGTCAGCCGCGATGACATGATGGCTGCGCACCGCGTGCCGCCGCAAATGATGGGGATTATGCCTAATAATGTTGGGGGGTTTGGGGATGCGGAGAAAGCTAGCCGGGTATTTGTTCGCAACGAATTAATTCCTCTCCAGAAGAGACTGCAGGAACTGAATGAATGGCTAGATGATGAAGTCATAACCTTTAAAAGGTATAGTCTCGATTAAACTAAAATAATGGCTGGCGAAGGTCCAGCCATTAAATGTTAATCTTGCTCAGGCTCATAACGTGGTTCAATACTGCCAAAATTAACATATTTAATAACCGACGTTAACTCTATATCCTCAGCGTCCATATTATCATAATTCCTATCGAAATCATTAAATATGGTAAAGATCACACTGGTAGTATCATCAACTTCTGTAAACTCCGTTGTAGCAGCCAAGTAAACATTATCTTTATCTATAGAATCGTAATGATAAAAATTAAATTCACACTCAGCATTATATGTTACTGTGACTTTAATCTCAAAAGTCGCATAATCTTGACTAACATCTATAACATTAATAGAAGGTTCAAACTCAACGTCTGATACATAACAATAGTTAGCCTCCGGCTCAAAACTAAGGTAGGAATCAGCCTCTGCCATAAAACTCACATCATCATAACGGCTAATAACTACACTTCTAATAGAGTCCAATAGGGTAATAGATTTTCCAGCCTCTATATCGAGCATTAAACGCTGAGCAAACTCATATGGAGCTGTTCTAGGTTGAAAGTGCGTTAATGCTTCGCCTAAATCCTGAATGCAGGTTACATAATCTGAACCACTACAGTATTCAATCCATCCCTGGTCTCTTGAAATTGCTATTATTTTTTTATGAGATTTTTTAGCATAAGCCTCAATTGCAAATAGAACTGTTGCATCTGGAAACTCCTCCTTCCTTTTCTTTCTATCAGCGAAGGGCGGAGTTAAATTAAAATAAGCATCAAATACTTCATCAAGTGTTGTATAGTCACTACACTTAATTTCAACCGCACCACATTTTTTCAAATATTCTTCTATCCTTGAAGAGGCCAACGCATCAGAACTGACCATTTGTATAGAGTTTTCAAAAATAGATTCAGTCTCTTTGCTGGTTAGCAAAGAATGTATCAGTGCATCTTTAAGAGATTTATCCAGTGCATCTTGTGATTCTTTAATTTTTTTTGATAGATGACTTTGCACTTCATTTTTCACGATGTCAGGCATAAGAAAATCCACTTGGCTATGACAAAACTGCTTCATCCGTGCAAGCATACCTTCGTTAAAACGCCAGTGATAATTATCAATAGTTTGTGTATCTAAAACTATAGCATCGTATGACACAAGCTCGCTCCTTCTTCTTTAATGCACAACAGAGTGTTCTACAAAATCATCTAAGATGAAAGTTGTAAACCTAACCGTCTATGTCTGCAAGTTTTCTTTTTTTCCTCTCAGCGCGCGCTCGTATCCCCGCCACGCCTGCCCGCTTTATGTAGTGGTTTTCATGCACCTGCATGATCTACGCAAAAGCCCGCCAGTTCTGGCGGGCCTTAGCAAAAACGATCCTCAAACGATCATGCGATCTCATGCGGCATAGACATGCACTACAGAGCTAACGCCTCGCAAGGGCTGGTTGTTCAACCTTGCTGACGCCAGAAGCAAGTTCAGACGCCAGCAACGTTTCTTAATGCAGCCAGCTGTCGTCTTCCCACACCTTCTGCATAATTTTCATCACTTGTTTTCTTTCTTCGTCCAGTTGCAGTCCGGTTAGTTCCACACCGTTAGAGCTACCTTTGCGAATGCGAATTACCGTTTTGGATACAGGGGGCGCAGATTGCGGTAAAGCTCGGATTCAAGGGCGTCCAGGGTAGACTGGCTAATCTTCTGCTCTTTATCGATCATTATTTCAATGCGCATAAAAGTCACCTCAGCTGATGACATCCATTGAGCGGTTGTATTCGTGGGTTCTGATTTTTGCCATGAGTTCATCTGTTAGTTCAGAAACCCACTGCAGAGCCAGCCCCTTCTCTTCATCACTACACTCACTAGCCGCTACAAGCTTAAGAAAAAAATCAATGCGCTGGAGCTTCAAAGACTCCAAAAAATAGTCCTGCATCTTTCCTCCTATGACACCACAAGAAATACTGTATGTATAACCACTGTTTATATTTACAGTATATAATAATCTTACTGATGTAAAACGTTTTTTTACGTTCATCAGCCTGATATGCCTGGTATTATTAAGAGCACGAATTGTTAATCCGCGTAATTAATACAGGTTCCGCCACTTATCATCTTCCCGCAAACGCTGGTTCCGATAGAAGATACGCAAGCCTGCTCCTGACGGAATACTGCCGCCGCGAAGGAGTAAATCGACCTCTTTCTCGCTACCATCAAATCCTCTGGACTTCAGCTCATAGACGAGCTGCTGTCGCTGATGATCTGTAATTCGCTGTTTGTAGTCTTTACGCCGTTTCGGTTTCACCAGGCGTAACCTTGCTGCCAGTTCCCGGCGCTCTTTTTTGCTCATACTGTGCAGATAATCGTGCAACTCCTTGTCATCCATGCGGGTAATATCCGTTCTGGTGTCCCCATCAGCTGATTTATCTTTCTCCTGTTGGTTCAAATTTTCAGCAAGGGGACAGTTATTGCCACGAGTCCAAGGGGCGCAAGCGCCCTGGTCGGCTGCCGCCTCCTGAACGTCAACGGCCTTACGAACCATTTTCCACTTCACGGCATGAGTGCAGATCTTGCCCTCTGCAATGGGTGACCAGATGCCATAAATACGAATGCCGTGATCGCCATAGGCGGTCGGCTCTTCGTTAATTTCATAAGCGGTTCTGATGAGGTGATATTTGCGGGGAACCAGTACGCCGCCCTGCTTCATGATGTAGGTGGCAAAACAACCAGCATCAGCAGCAGCCAGGATGGCATCAAGGCGCGGGTTATCCAGTACCGGCGCACCTGCTTTTTTGTCGCCCTGTTGCCTTGCCGCCTGACCAGCCAGCAATCGCAGTTCACGGTAAGCCTGACGCCCCGGAATGCCAAAGAAGCGGAATTGCTGAACACGATGCAGAGACGCCCAGGCATTAACGTATTCAGCGTTATCACGCAGGGATTTACCCGTTTCCTTGCTGATCTCGCCAGCCAGACCACGCCCGTCAATGTTCTTACTGATGTATTTCGCGATGTAGCTTGTTGGCGTACCTTTGCGCGGGTTTATCAGCTCAGACTTAAAGCGTGGTCCCGTGTTATTACCCAGCTCCTCGCGGTCTTCACGAATGGCAAACTTACGCAACAAAGCAGTAATGGCGCGGCGATCTTTTTTGCGCATAAAACACAACAGGTGCCAGTGAACTGTACCGTCATGATGCGGCTCAGCCACCCGCACGCCATACCAGCGCAATCCGGCTTTGTGCATCGCCTTACGAAATGCAGCAAACATGCCGACCAGATAATCACTGCTTTGTCTTACCGTCGCATTTGTCCAGGTCGGGTTGGGCCTGCCGTTATTTAGCGTGGAATGGAAACGTGACGGACAGGTGATGGTGTAGAAAACGGCGCAGTCACTGCGCATTTCCGCGATAAGCTCCAGACCTTTAACACAGGCCATCATCTCATTGCGGCGATGCGCCGGGTTGCTGCTGCTGGCGTTTACCACATCTTCCATATCCAGCGTGTCGCCGTTTTCGTTCACCAGTTCATGAGAACGGAAAAACTCCAGCGACTTACGGCGCTGCTCACGTTTATGCATCACGGCTTCATAGCTGACATAGGGAGATGCTTTTTTGCTGACCAGGCAGACAGCACGCAACTGCTCTTCCCGCCATTCGCAGCGCATCTTCCATAATTTCCGATACCACCAGTCGGCACACAACATACGCGCCAGCGAACCCGGAATGAGTTCATAGGGCACGGGTTTGCGACGCTTTCTTTTCCGACGAAGTTGCTCAAACGCAGGCGGGATAACATCCAGTCGCAGGGTTTCCGCTGCCACCTTTTCCCATGTCTTGCGGATTTCTTCTGGCTTAACATCATCGGTGGCGTACAAATCACCACAAGCGGCATCAAGGCACATGCTCATATGCGCAGCTACCAGGGTGGACAGGCGTTTCACCTGATCCTGACTCATTTCAGGCAGGATCAGCAGGCCGTCCAGCCCTTCATGGCTCGCCATAAAGCGAAAAGAAGTGGATAGCTGACTGTCGCGTACATGCTCCAGCCGTTCCAGACATGGCTTAATCGTCTCACGCAAATAGCGGGAATAAGCCTTTGGCCTGCCCAGGCTGCTGAAGTATTCAATACGTTGCATCAGCGGCTTGCTGATATGGGAAGGCTGGGCGTTAACGTCCGCCAGAATGACCATGTCCGGATTAAAACGCTGCTGCTCATGCGCCAGCTTTGCCCGGCTAATGAGCTTATCCTGCTCCATTTCGCGTTGGACAGGATCACGGGATTCATTAAAGAAATAACGCTCCCAGACCTGATCACTCAGTGCCTCGCGGCGCACTTGTTCCTGCTCGTTATCGGCAGCGTACAGAGTGATCAGGTTTGAAAGCGCAGAAACCGGCGCAACTTCCGCCGGGTCCAGATAAGGGTTAATGGCTTTCTTAGGTAAATTCCACGAATAACCCCCGGCAGAATTCTCAATGCTACCGGAAGTTACACTGACAAATGGATCGGCAAGACGGCCTGTGCTGATCTCTGTCACTCACAGACTCCTGCATATACACTGCTGCACACCGCTTTATCATTCATGCCTGCCAGCAGGTCAAACTGCATACCGCCCCGAGTCGTTAAGGCCCAGTCCCGATAAGTTTCAATGCCATAAGCATCAACAGTTATGACTTCGATCCGTTTTTCATCACGGCGCGGATCATGCGTGGATGGAAAGAACGTTGAATTGCCACGTCTTGAACATTCCGCAACCAGTCTTTCCCACTCAGCCACTCGGCGGATTTCTTCTGGCCAGCGTTGGAAAATCTCAGCAAGTTCTGACTTGCGAGCATGAATACATGGCATACAACCGACACGACTGCATCCCTGCATATAAAGGGGGTTAGGCTTAATGCCATGACGTTTGGCAATAGCAAACACATCCTCATGCAGCCAATTAAGGATCGGACGATAAACATGCAGGCCCAGAGTATTGTCTGCATCGTCCTCCCACTCAGGCAACAATGCACGTTCCGGTGATTCCTGCCCCCGGACTCCTTGCCAGCTGATTACCTCATCGTATTCATCCAGAGCCGGATCGATTACCTGTGTACGTATTGGTTCATGTTTCAGTTCAAAAGTGCAGAAACGAGCTTTTGTTGAAGGGAAGCGACCTTTCCACATGCACAAATCAAGAAACGGAACGCCGGTTGGTTTAAGGATTTCCAGTGCCCGGTAAATACGTTCCTCAGCCTCATCTGTCGACATACCACATTCCTCAACGAGAGAAATGGGCCACTTTTCCGCAATGAATTTACGTTTCCCTTCTATCTGGCGTGTGAAATCCGCTTTGACGCGAATAATCTTGCCCAGCTTTGATTCCAGATAATCCAGATATTCTATTGTCTGTGGATGTTCATGACCCGTATCGGCAAATACAGAAATATGCGGAACATCGTTTTCAATGGCTCTTAACCATTGAGCGAGACTATCTTTGCCACCAGAAGTAGTGATGATGTTAATGGTGCTTGAGGCAAAGCAACGCGGATCGATAGCATTCATGCGCGTACCTCAACGGTACGGTCAGAGCCGCTGGCAAAATCGACACCAAACCACCCAGCTGATTTGGTGGCAATGATTTCTGTTGCAGATTTACTCTCGCCAGCTGACACGCCAATGCTGCGTTTTGACTTGATGTAGTGGTGAGTGAAATTGCGATACAGCGAACGGATCAGGGATGTGTCACTGTTAGAAACAATGACCGGATGACCTTCAGATGATCGATGTTCAAGAACGGATGCCAGGTGATACTGGTCATCTTCAGTGAAGCCATCAGTGTGATAGCCGGAAAACGTACCGTCATAAGGCGGATCGCAATACACCACATCCCCCACCTTCAACATCGCCAGCGTTTCATCAAAGCTGGCGCAGATAAACGTTGCCTGCTGGGCTTTCTCTGCAAATGCGCGAATTTCTTTTTCAGGGAAATACGGATTTTTATAATTACCGTAGGGAATGTTGAAATACCCGCTCTTGTTATAGCGACATAACCCACGGTAACCATGACGATTGAGATACAGAAAATATACCGCTTTTATGAAATCAGTAATTTCAGTGGAGTAATTAAACTCCTGCCTTATGTTGTAATAAGCCACCTCCCTGTTTGCTTCCTCAAATAAAGCTCTGGCACGAGATATAAACGCCTCACAATCAGCAGCAACCTTTTTATAGAGGTTGATTAAATCAGGATTAATATCCGCAACAAGATAGCTGGGGTAATCCGTCTCCATCATCACTGCACAGGAACCCGCGAAAGGTTCAACCAGTCGCGGGCCAGCAGGAAGATGCTTTTTCAGTTCGGACATTATGGCGGTTTTATTTCCCGCCCATTTCAGGATAGTGCTCATACAGCACCTCCGTTGTAATGTTTGCCTTTCAGCTCTGCGATTTCCTGACAGGTAATGCAAAGCTGCACACCCGGAATGGCACGACGGCGTGCTGGCGGAATTGGCGCTTCACACTCAATGCAAAGCACACGAGACACGCCCGGTGTTTTGGCACGGGCAGCACGAATATGGCGCTGGCGTTCTTCTTCAACGCGCTGCTGTACGAGATCCATTGCATCAGCCATTAGTGGATCTCCTGCGCTTCGTTCTGGATTGCTTCAGCAGTTACACGCAGCAGTTCTGCCGCTTCGACGTGGTTTAGCTGGCTGGATGTGATATGACACGCCAGGCTATCAAGGCGAGCTGCCATTGCTTCAGCCCTTGCCCGGCGTTCTTCCAGACGAGCCTCTGTCAGTAAAATATTAAGCCCTGCGTCGTCCGGTCCGGTTTTAGTCGTGAGGGTTTCAATATTACGCATAATCAATTCTCCTGAATTTAGATAAAGGGATGCCCGGCGGGTTTACGCCATGATTTTCATTAATTGGTTAATTCGGCATGGTTAGCCGTCTGGGAAATAAGCTCACCACTGCACGAAAATGATTCATTGCTTTAATCAGCTCCCGCTTTTCGTCAGTGGTCAGCTCATTAATGCTGATGCTATGACGTTCAGCTGGAATTTTTGCCATAAAGAATATGGCAGCCAGTGCTCGTTTATTTTGTTCGTTATTGATATCCCGTGGATCACGCATATCTTTAATAAACCGCTCAAGCTCTGACTCAATATTCAGGCCAAAAACTTTCGCCCTTAATTCCGCTATGTGATTAAGTCCATTCAGGCGTTCACCGGGACTTAATGGAACAGTCGCCGCAGCGCCTTCAATAGCCATTTACGCATCCCACAACACATCTACTAAAAAATTTTTGATATGATCCATTACCAACATATTGATAGCTAGAAGGAATCATCAATGTTGAACCCGGTTGAAAGAGAGCGTATAGAGCAACTTGAAAACGAGATCTCCAGTCTTCGCGATGAGGTTGCTGTTCAACGAATTCTTGTTTCAGGTCTGATCCACTCCTTATTTCGAACTGACTCAGCAAATCAATCTGCATTTTTTGAGCTCCTCCGCGAAGAATTAAACAAACTTCCTTTAGGTTCGGTTAAACAACAAGAATTCACTCATCTGATACAGACACTGATAGATCGTTATCGATAAATATTTCGCCGATAACGTTCAAGAGGTGATGTCTTTATACGCATCACTTCTTGTACTTTTTCACCACGTATAAAGGTTCCATCCTTTAGCGTGAAAAAGTAGCTACCATCGCCCGACAACGACGGATAGCAACAGAGCAAATCATCTTCAGGTACTGAATAATTCTCCCCTCTGTAACGAAACTGATAAACCACTTCACTTTCTGCCGCATACATTTGGACTTTCTCCGTTTCCTCGTGGTCAATTCAGACAGCAATTCATCTTGTGAATAACATGGATGCCAGCGTTTACCATCCTCACCCATGATCCAGCCGTGACCGTAGTGCATTGCCGGGCTTTGTTTTACCAGCAGCGATGCAAATGATGGTTCTTTCGTCAGCATAAGCACCTCACAGCAAACCAAATGAAGCACCGAGGCCAGTCACGGTATCAACTGCACTCGCCATCGCAGGGTTAGCCTGTAAACGGGCCTGCAATGAAACAGCAGCCAACGCCATCAGTCGTGTTATAGAGTTAATGCTGCTGATAGCATCACGACGGCCTGCACTGGTTTTTACATCGCCAGATACCGCGCCTGCAGCTACACGCCCGATCTCTGCTGTTGCACTCATGACGTAATGCGGCAGTTTCTCTTTTGCCACCTCATTAATCGGAACACATGGCAGGCAGTGAATCTGTGCCAGAAAACCATCTACCAGTGTTGAGTCTTCTGTCAGATCAGTAAGCAACCAAATTTCTGGTGCGGTTAATAAATGAGGTTGAGCTGGATTCAGCTTGTTCCGCAGAATCTGCACATTCATACCTGCACGTTCTGCCAGTTGCACCAAGTTGTGGCGCAATGCAAATGCACGACAGGCTTCATCAAAATGTGGATGTTTGGAAACTTGGTAATCAAACATAGTCGACACTCCTGATGCATCCCAAAATGGAACTAGTTGAATACAACATTGCAATCAGTAAGTGCATCAACGGTAAGAGCAGCAAGGTTGATCATTACCTTTTCTCTTTTCTTGTCTTTCCGAAGTCGATGGCGAGGGATACGACCATCAGCCAGCATATCGTTGATGGTGTCGATAGAAAGACCAGTAAGTTCGCTATAACGCTCAATTGTGACGTGTGGCGTATTCAGAGTTATTGAAATGTTAGGGGTCATGATGCAACATCTCCTATTGGCTTGTGGTGAGCCGGTATTAATCGTGACAAAACATCACAAAACGGAGAATAGGTTCACATAAAGAATATGTCAACTCAAAAAATCACATTTCGCCATATTGAAGATAGTCTGAAAGCTATGGTCATGCAGAATCGTGGAGGGCAAAAAGTCATTGAGAGGATACTCAAGGCCTATGGTTTCAAATCACGCCAAGCCTTCTGTAAGCATCTTGGTATTTCACAAAGCACAATGGCTAATAGATATGCACGCGATACCTTCCCTGCTGATTGGGTTGTTATATGTTCAATGGAAACTGGCGCATCCCTAGAATGGCTGGCCTTTGGTTCTAACAATGCAGAAGAAAGTTTCCCCCCTTATGTGGAACAACATGATGAAACAGTCCCACATGAGGGGTTTAACAGCAACGCTCATCAATCATCCTTTAAGCGCCGCATTGAGAATCACATTGAGCTTACTAACGGAGGAAAAGCCGCGATAGAGAGGATTGTTAATGCTTACGGGTTTAAAACCCGCCAAGCCTTAGCCGACCACCTTGGTATTTCAAAAAGCACATTAGCCACACGATACATGCGAGATTCTTTCCCTGCGGATTGGGTGATTAAATGCGCATTAGAAACCAAAGCGGATCTCGCCTGGCTAGTTACAGGAATCGAAACACCAAATAGTTCACAAGAAGAAAACACTGTAATTTTAAATAAGTTCAATTTAGTCAATGGCGTGCTTGTCGAGTCAGGTTTTTTATCCATGGATCGGTGTCTACTTCCGAAGCAAGAAACTAGCAGCTTGATGTTTGTAAGCAATGGAGAAAAACATGTCATATGTGATAAAGAATTTCACCTAATTAGAGATGGAAAATGGTTAGTAGGAATTGACAATGAGTTATCTTTAAAAGAGTTAACTCGTTTACCTAAGAACAAAATTCTTGTTTCTGGTGGGAGTAAGGATTTTGAGTGTTCCATTGAGGATATTCAAATTATAGCCAGCATTATCTTAACAATACAATAACATTGCAGACATTACTTTTAAATACTTACTGGAGGAGTCTAAAATGAATCATCATCTTTCAAAGATTTCTATAAAAAACTTTAGATCTTGCAAAGATATTGATATCAATTTTTCTTCATTCACGCCTTTAATCGGTTACAACAATGCTGGTAAGTCAACGATTTTAAATGCTATTGAATGGCTTTTTAAGAAAAAACTTTTGTCCTCTGATGATTATACTAATCCAGATAACCCTATAGAAGTTATAGGTACAGTTAAGGGTATTACTGAAGATATTTTGTCAGCTTTAACAGAAGAAAACAGAACTAGAATTTCACCCTACATTATTGATGGGGTATTGATATTTAAGCGTCAACAGCCTGTTGGTGCTCAAAGTGCAAAAGACGTCAGATTATTAATTAAAAACCCAGAAAATAACGAATTCAGGACATCACCAACGGGTATTGAGAATGCGATAAAAGCTTTATTTCCAGACCCAATACGTATAGGTGCAATGGAAAATGCAGCGGATGATTCTTCAAAATCAAAAACAGGAACTACAATAGGTAAGTTGCTGGCAGAATTGAGTTGCAAAATAGAAGAGAAGCACACTCAAAGGATACTAAGCCATTTAAATGCCGTTAATAGAAGAATGACTGCAACCGGTAATAAACGAATATCGGACCTCAATGATATTGATGATTCAATAAGTAGTAAAGTTGCTGATTTCTTCCCTGGGATAAGTTTAAAACTACACTTCGAACTCCCTGACTTCAAGGATATATTTAAATCAGGGACTGTAAAAGTATATGAAGATTCATTTCCCGGCATTGCTCGTGACTGTTCTTCTTATGGTCATGGCACACAGCGTTCGATTCAGATGGCTCTAATAAGACATTTAGCTGATATAACCAACGGTGATGATATTAAAACAACTACTCTACTGTTAATAGATGAACCTGAGTTATATCTTCACCCATTTGCTATCGAACAAATTAGAGAATCTCTAAAAACACTATCTCATCATGGATATCAAATAATTTTCTCTACCCATTCATCTCAAATGATTACCTCTGACTTAGCAAAAGACACTGTGTTAATCAGAAAAAACAGTCAGCGTGGCACTCATTGCAGATTAACATTAAAAGAAGCAGTCAATAAAGTAATCGAACAACGACCAGCACAAGCAACCCATTTATTTTCATTAACACAGTCTTCAAAAGTTTTGTTTGCTAACAATGTAATACTAACAGAAGGTAAAACAGAGACTACTCTGCTCCCATTTATTTTTAACAAAGTTAAAAATAAAACATTAGGTCAGATGCAAATAGCACTAATTGAAACAGGGTCCGTTGAAAGTATATCTAAAACGATGCAAATTCTAAATTCAATGGATATACCTACAAAAGCAATTGTTGATTTAGATTTTGCGTTCCGCGGTGCAATAAGGAACAACTTCTTAGAACATAATGACGAGGATATTTTACGACTAAAAGAAATCTTGAGAAGTATGCATGCTAATGGAGAATGCACTCTCGATGGATCCGGTTTGCCTACAAAGGGTAGTAACACTACCGCAGCTGAAGCATTTGCTATTATGTCTCAAAAGCCCGGCGCCAGAGAATTTTTGTCATCATTAGCCGCAAAACTGAGAAATGCAAATATTTGGATTTGGCTAAATGGTTCGATAGAAAACCATTTGGGTCTTACAGAAAAAAATGAATCAGTATGGGCTGATTTCAAAACAAAAGCAGATACACAACCTCTTTCAGATATCTGTGCAGATTTCGAAAGTATTGAGGCTTTAGTCGACTGGATTACCCCTGACGTATGATTTAATATTTACATACATTGACCACTGGTCAAACATACAGTTAAATTTAGCCCTCTGACATGAGGGCTTTTTTATGGCAGTACGAAAACTCACCACAGGAAAATGGCTTTGCGAATGTTACCCCGCCGGACGTAGTGGGCGTCGGGTGCGTAAACAATTCGCCACCAAAGGCGAAGCTCTGGCTTTTGAGCGCCACACGATGGAAGAAACCGAAGCAAAGCCCTGGCTGGGTGAATCAGTGGATCGTCGAACACTGAAAGACGTGGTTGAGCTATGGTTCAAACTACATGGTAAATCTCTGACAGCTGGGCAGCATGTCTATGACAAATTGCTGTTGATGGTTGACGCTCTGGGCAATCCTCTTGCAACCGATCTCACCTCTAAAATGTTTGCCCACTATCGAGATAAACGCCTGACAGGCGAGATCTACTTCAGCGAGAAATGGAAGAAAGGAGCAAGCCCGGTCACCATTAACCTGGAGCAAAGCTATCTAAGTAGTGTTTTTAGCGAACTATCCCGTCTGGGCGAATGGTCGTATCCGAACCCACTGGAGAACATGCGAAAATTCACCATCGCAGAAAAAGAGATGGCATGGCTTACCCATGAGCAGATTGTTGAATTGCTGGCTGATTGCAAACGTCAGGACCCAATTCTGGCACTGGTAGTTAAGATATGCTTAAGCACAGGCGCACGCTGGCGTGAAGCCGTAAATCTTACCCGCTCACAGGTGACCAAATACCGAATTACCTTTGTCAGAACGAAGGGGAAGAAAAACAGAAGCATCCCTATCAGTAAAGAGCTTTACGAAGAGATCATGGCGCTTGATGGGTTCAATTTCTTTACAGACTGCTATTTTCAATTTTTATCCGTGATGGAAAAAACGTCTATCGTGCTCCCTCGCGGTCAACTCACACACGTTCTGCGCCATACGTTTGCGGCGCACTTCATGATGTCGGGTGGAAACATTCTCGCCTTACAAAAAATTCTCGGACACCACGATATAAAAATGACTATGCGTTACGCACATCTGGCACCAGATCATCTGGAAACGGCGCTCCGTTTCAATCCTCTGGCAACGCTGCCAAGTGGCGACAAAGTGGCGGCAGCGGTTGGCATTACCCCGTAA